CCTGGTCGAAAGACCTGGCATGGCCAACAGGATCGTGTAAATCGAGGTATGTAATCTCCTAGTGAGATTAATTGCCATCGTATCCTAACTGTTGGGTTTTACCGGGCGCAAGCCCTACTGGGAGCTATTATGTCATCAGGAAGTCGCATCGTCGATACACGCGTGGCCAAAAGCCTCGGGTGCGGAACCACTTTAGTTGGATACCATTCAACTAAGGTTTGGTCCGGCGGCGATGGTCGAACAACTGACAACGCTTATGAAATGAGCTATCACAGCTCTAGCGTCCCAGAGATGAAGTGGTCACACGTTTCCGGATTAGAAGCTACCGGTACGGTCGAGTCGTGCTTTGGAGGGTTAAACTCTCCAGTGCTCGAACTTGATCCTAACCGTGAGCTCCGGGCCGTCTCGCGTCTCGCTGAGAAATTCAAGGGGCATAACTTCAATGCCGCTGTTAATCTTGGTGAGCTCCACGAATCGGTTACGATGATCGCTTCAACAGCTGCTAACCTAGCAAATGCTTACCTTTCCTTACGGAAAGGTCGGATCTCGGACTCACTTCAGTATCTAGGAGTGAAACCGAGTCGCAGTACTATGGGTCAAGTCTCAAAAGACCTATCCCTCGGATCTGCGAACGCTTGGTTAGGCCTGACTTATGGCTGGCTACCATTGGTCGGTGCTGCAAAAGATGCTGCAATTGCTGCAGCAGCGCAGCTTTCCTGTCGCAAAACGACAGTGAGGACAAGATTCGGTAGTTCCCATAGCGGGACGATCGAAAACCATCTGATCAAAGCTTCAATTAAATCGAAGCGTTCGGTTGATCTTGTCTTTAAGATCCAAGAAGAAGCCCGGTTCACGACTTTAGAGGAGTTCGGTTTTCACGACCCAGCGCTTGTTGCGTGGGAACTGATGCCGTATTCCTTTGTTGTGGACTGGTTTCTCCCTATCGGAGACTTCCTGGAAGCCAGGTCTGTGCTCAATAGCTTGGTCGGGACTTACATCCGTTCCGAGAAGATTGAGAGCACAGTCTTCGCCCCCCAATCTAATTGGGAGGAGATCTATCACTGGTCGTCGCCGGATGCTTACACCCGGGATGTTACGTTGAATCGTACTGTTGGACCTATACACCAGATGCCCTTACGGGCGCCTAAGTTTAAAAGTCCCTTCAGCACGTCTCACGTAGCTAGTGCGCTGTCCCTTTTACGGGTTGCGTTCCGATGATTCCTTCAACAAGCCTGTATCCAGGCACTCTAAGATGTGGCTTATCACCACAGAGAGTTACATGGAGTTTTTACCATGGCTGATATGAATAACATCCTTCTTCAGGATGATACAGACACTACCGTCACTTTCCTTCCGGTCAGTAACGCTAACCAGGCCTTGGTCTGGCGAGCAAATCTAGCCGGTGTTCCTGTCAACGGTCAGGCTCGCCTGACTGCGACGTGGGAGCAAATGAAGAGTGGCGACTATCGTCTGTCTGCAAAGCTCGAAGTCCCCATTCTGGAGACTATTGGTGCTGCTGCGGCCTCTGGTTACGTTGCTGCCCCAAAGGTAGCATACGTTATGGTTGGAATCTTCACTTTGTTCGCCCCTGCGCGTAGTACTGCGGAGGATCGTGCGAATGCAGTGCGGATGATGACCCACCTTATGCAAGGTGCCAGTCATGTTGCCGACGGCGGGTTCGATGCACGCACTTCTGCTTCCGGCGCTTTTGTCGGAATTGGTTCTGCGTCTGTCTTGCCCTACTCGTTCGTCAACGTGGTAATGCCTTCCTAGGCATTTCTATTAATCCTTTATAACGGAGGTTAATATGAGGATAACCCTCAGACCGCAATGGGACCAAAAGTTCTCTTATGATGAATCCATCAAGATTCTCACGGACTTCGCCTGGTCGCACGTTAAAGAGGCTGGCCCTTTATCCGATCGCCTTGGGAATCTCCTTAGGCGTCGGGATTGGGCTGGCTTGTGCGATTTTGAGTTACCTTACTCCTATGACGATAACCCCCTGCATCTTATCCATGCTCGGCAAGCTATAGCTTTCTTTAAGAAGCTAGAGCCGCTGCGGCTAGGAGTAGATAAGGAGGCCGTCGCGTGGGAGCGGTTTCAACAGTCGGAAGAAAGCTGCAGGGCCACTAACGAGTTTTTTCGAAATCTCGGGCAAGGTGCATATATGCATCCCTCTGTTCACTCCATATTCCATGGGGCGCAGAGGAAGATTGCCCAGATACTAGGAAAGCTCCCGCAGTGGTCGGATCTGCAGTTCGAATTCGGCCCAGGTTCAAACACGGGCACGAAAGCGTCCGCCTCAACACCCAGATTTAAATTGGGATCGAGGCTAGAGTGTAGTGCAAACCTACTTCCGAGTGCACATGCACTCTTAAGTCAAGCGCCTGAGTGGGCGATGCAACATGCCCACTGTGAGGTTCTTGGTCGTTTACTTGTGGATGTTGCTATAGTCCCTGGTAAGCTACAGTTTGTACCAAAAAACGCGAAAACCTACCGCTCTATAGTGGTAGAACCTATCCTTAATACTTTCGCCCAAAAGGGTGTCGGTAGTTACTTAAGGAATCGGCTCGCGTCTGCCGGCGTGAACACACGCGATCAAAGCAGGAATCAGAGGCTCGCCCGTATGGGTTCGCTCTCGAATTCTTTAGCTACGATCGATCTGTCCATGGCTTCCGATACGATCTCGAAAGAGCTCGTAGCACATCTGTTGCCCTTAGATTGGTTCTCCTTTCTAAACCAGTTTCGGACTGGGCGGGTGACGTACCAGGGTAAGGTAATCGAATTAGAGAAATTCTCCTCTATGGGGAACGCCTTCACGTTCGAATTGGAAACGTTAATATTCTATGCTCTGGCATGGAGTGTTTGCGACCATTTAGCCTTACCCACAGGATGGACGTCTGCCTACGGTGATGACTTGATAGTCCCCACTGAAGCAGTTAGTCTTCTCGCTTGGGTCCTAGGAGTAGGTGGTTTCTCGATTAACACCGAGAAATCATTCTCTGACGGGCCCTTTCGGGAATCCTGCGGTGCTGATTACTGGCGCGGTATCGATATCCGACCATACCACCAAGACGATCTGGTGAGTGGTCAGACACTTTTCCAACTTCATAACTTCTATGCGCGACAATTTGATTTTCGTCGCGCACGGATGGTTATGAATAGGATTCATCCCTCTCTCCGTCTATTTGGTCCAGACGGCTATGGCGATGGTCACTTATTAGGTGACTGGAGCCACTGCAAGACCTCGAAGAAATCTCGAGATCTTGGATGGGAAGGTGTACGCTTCGATACTTTCACTTTGAAACCTAAGCGGAATTTCCGTATGGTTCCAGGTGATCGTATTTTACCTGTTTACTCAATATATCGAGGAAGCAGCACCCTGGAGTCTTTCACAGACATTAGTGATCCATCGGATCACCACGTCGTGAGGGGGACTCGGGGGTATAAGCGTATGTCGATCTACACTCTGCGTACTGGGATTTT